CCGCAGGCTATCCGCGAAACGGTGCAGTGAGAACACGCAGGATCAGGAGCATCGCATGAGTGACGAAACTACACCGCAGGACGGCAAGGCGATGTCTCCTGCATCCGCTGGTTCTCGCGGCTGCAATCCTAACGCGAGGCTGATTGTGAGCGGCTCTCCTACCATAGACGAGTACCGGACCGCGCTTGCCGGGTGCGAGGCCGAGAAGGCTGCGGACTGGAAGGCGGCTTGCGAATCTGCGGAGTTGGCGAGCAAGGAAATCAACAGGCTACGGCTCACCGACGAGGAGTTGAAAGCGATCCGAAGGGCGACGGCAGTGGCACGCGAGATGCACGACTCGCGACTAGAGGCTGCGCTGGGTGGCCTACTAGAGCGGCTAGGCTGAGAACGCGGAAGATCAACGGCGGCCACCGGAGGACTCACCATGACACATGACGCTGAAGGGCCGTCCGTTGCATCGGCTCGTTCTGCCATGCGGTACGCATCGGTCTGCGATGGCATCGGTGCTGCCCATGTTGCCTGGCAACCGCTGGGCTGGCAGTGCCAGTGGACGAGCGAGATCGAACCGTTCCCGGCTGCGGTGGTTGAACACCACTACGGATTCCGCAACCTCGGGGATATGACTGCTATCACGGAGAAGATGCTAGATGCGCCAGTTGAACTTCTTGTCGGAGGAACGCCATGCCAATCCTTCTCGGTCGCAGGACTCCGAGGTGGATTGGCTGACCCGCGTGGCAACCTGGCCCTCCGATTCGTCCAGCTTGCTGCTGTCATGCAGCCCAAATGGATCGTTTGGGAAAACGTGCCGGGCGTCCTCAGTAGCGGCAAAGGACGGGATTTTGGAACCTTCCTCGGGGCGCTGGGCGAACTCGGGTATGGGTTCGCCTACAGAGTTCTTGACGCTCAATGGTTTGGAGTCGCCCAGCGCCGTCGCCGTGTGTTCGTTGTCGGCTACCTTGGAGACTGGCGACGTGCCGCAGCGGTACTATTTGAGCGCGAAAGCGTGTTCGGGAATCCTCCGACGCGCGGAAAGGCGCGGGAAGGAGTTGCCCGCTCAACTGCGGCAAGCCTTACAAGCAGCGGCAGGGGCGTCGAGCGATGCGGCGAATCCAGAGGGCAGGACGATGTTGTCCTCGCGGCACCCCAAGTAGCGAATCCGCTCACGGCCAGAATGGGCAAGGGCATCAACACGACGTGCGATGAAGGCGAGACGGCCGTAGTGGCCTTCCACCCAACGCAAGACCCGATCAGCAGCACCGACGGCTCGACGCACGCGATGGGCTGCGGCTCGAAGGGCGGGTGCTGCACGCAGGCGGTGGCCGTGCGGACGGCACAGACTTCGGCCAATGGTCACGGTTTGGCTAAAGAAGTATGCCACACGCTCGACAGAGTGCAGGGTCAGGCCGTTGCCTTCACAGCCAAGGACTGCGGCTGCGATGCCACGCAGGACGTTGCACCGACCATGCGAGCGATGGGCCATAGCGGGAGCCATGCCAATGGTGGCGGGCAACTTGCCGCACCCTTCACCAAATCCAAGCGAGCCCAGAGCACCACCGACGACGAGACATGCGTGCCGGGTGAAGTCAGCCCGACGATGAGCTGCTTTGACCAAGGCGACACGCGGGCGACGACGGTGGTGGCGTTTACGCAAAACTGCCGCGACGAAGTGCGGCAGATCAACGGCGACGGGCAGATTGCTGGGGCTTTAGCTGCGGACTCTGGATCGCATCAGACGAACTACGTCGCTACTGCCTTCAAGCCATCCCACTACACGCGAGGCAAGGACGGCGCACCGTCTGATGTGACGGCACCGCTGTCGGCTGATGCGGACAAGGGGGATCAGGATACGGTGGTGGCGTTTGCTCAAAACCAACTTGGCGAGGTTCGCACCGTTCGCCGCCTCACGCCCCGCGAGTGCGAGCGGCTGCAAGGCTTCCCAGACGATTACACGCTGGTGGAGTACCGGAAGAAGCCCGCCGCAGACGGGCCGCGCTACCGGGCGCTGGGCAACTCAATGGCCGTGCCGGTGATGCGGTGGATAGGCGAGCGGATTCAACAGGTCGATAGGCTGTAGGCAGAACACGCAGGATCAGGAGCGGCGAGCTATGAGCGATGACAACACGCAGGACGCACCAGAGCCGTCTCCTGCATCCGCTGGTTCTCAGCCGGTGGCGTGGGCGGTAACGCCCGGCACGCTGCTGGCTGGACGAGCATGGCGGGTGACGCTGGACAAGGACGAGGCCGAGCGGCTTTCATGTGGAGCCATGTTGGTGGTGCCTCTCTACGAGCAGCCGCAAGCGTCAATCACGGGGCAGGAGCGGTCGGCCATCGAAGAGGTGATTGCCTACCTCCAGCCAGCGAACCAGAAACATGAAAACCAAGTCGCCGCAACCCTTCGCGGGCTGATTGCACGGTTAGGCTGAGAACCAGTGTTTCTACGGTTCCTGATAATCACGACGCCTGCGTGATAACGCTCACGAAAAACACGCCTCACGGCCGGGAAACGTAGGTTTCCGGTTTTATCGAGAACGTGATAAATGATCGCCACCCTCAGATTTGATCTCTCCGATCCCGACGACGCCCGAGAGCACCGCTACGCGATGGCAGGCCGGGACGCACTGGTCGCGATGGACAGGATCGAGCAGGCACTGCGCAGCAAGTTGAAGTACAGCGAACTTGGTGTGGAGGCGCGCGGGGCTTTGGAAGAAATACGCGCCCTTATTCCTTACGAATTGACGGCCCTTCTGGACTAGATTTTGGCATTGTGCGAGCGGCCATTTTGGCTACACTGCAACACAACAACGGAGGAGACGATGGCTCGGTATCGGGTGTGCGAGTTTCGCGACGGCGACGGGCAGACGTGGTTCCAGGTGGGCTACCGGGCCTGGTGCATTTTCTGGCGATGGGACTGCGAGTGGCCGTGGCAGTCGGGGCTGGTGGCGACCTACAAAAACACGCCGCGGCTGTTCGCCACCGCCGTAGAGGCATTCGAGCGCGTGGACGAGCTAGAGGCCCGCGACCGCATGGCCATCGTCCGACTCGTGCGGGTCGTCGAGCGGCCCAGAGAGCCCGTCGAGCACGCCGACATCACCTACTCCATGGCCGGACTCGTGACGCAGTCCGAGCCGCCGGCTGAAACGACCACCGCGACGAAGCGGCCAGGGAGGACCGGGAAGAGGAAGCCAAAAGGAGGGAAGTCGTGAAAATCAATATTCTTGAGATGTACCGGCTCTGGCACATGACCCAAGAGGAGATGCCGACGGCCGAGATCGCGATCCGCCTCGGCGTGAGCATCCAGCGGCTCTACGTTTACGCCAACAGGCACAAGCTGCCGCGGCGGCCGAAGCCGTGCAGAAACATCGAAGACCCGCCGGAGGACGTGATCATCGAGCGTGCGGCCGAGGTTCGCGCCGGCTGGCCGCCAGGAGAGGCTGAGAGGCGGTGGGTCGGAAAGAGGCAGGCCAGAGTCGAGATTCGGAGGTTCGTCTACGACGGCCGCGTCGGCGCGTTCGCCGGAATTGATGTTGACCACTAGGCGTCACGAGCAGACAATACGCAAATGCCGGGTCGTGCTCCACTGGAGCGAACGATCGTCGCCAAGGTAATGGCAACCGCGAAAGCCTACGGGTGGTGGGCCATGAAGACCCATGGCTCCGCGTTCAGCGTGGTCGGGCTACCAGACGTTCTCGTGATCAAAAACGGCCGGGCGGCATGGATGGAAGTGAAGCGGCCGGGCGAAGAGCCGACGCGGATTCAGGAGCATCGTCATCGTGAGCTTTCGGGGTTTGGATGCCCCGTGGCGGTGGTGTGCTCGGCGGGAGACGCCAAAGAGTTCCTGGAGGCAATCGATCATGAGTGAGCCGTGGCTGGACGAGTTCAAGGACCGTGCCCTCGAAGGGGATCGCCGCGTCGCGATCGACATCGGCGCGAACACCGGCGAGTGGACGCGGTGGCTGGCGCAGCACTTCGACTACGTCATTGCCGTCGAGGCTGACCCGCGGGCTTACGCCCAGCTTCTCGACGACCTGCCGGAGAACGTCCATCCGATGAACGTCGCTGCCAGCGGCAGGCACGGCGTCGCGGACTTCTACCTGCGGCCGGAGGCCCTGCAGTCTTCGCTGCTCAAGGAGCACCCGATCGGCGCCGGGGACCAATCGGACGCACCTGTGCAGCGGACGATCGGCATCACGACGCTTCCGCTGGACTTCATTCGGTTCGTGGCCGGCGACCGCTTCGGCACGACCGCCGTTGATTTCGTGAAGATCGACGTGGAGGGGGCCGAGGCTCTCGTCCTGGCCGGCGCCACGCCGGAGTGGTTCCGCTCGACGAAGTTCCTGATCGAAGTTCACGACACGGAGCAGGCCGTCGGCGAGCAGTTGCGGCGACTGTGCCGCGACGACATTCGGACTATGAAGCACCCCAGTCCGGGTGCGCACAAAAAGCACTTCTGGGTCTTCTCCGACGGGACATGAACACCAGCGTGCAGGAAGCCTGGCCCGTCGATCCGCTGTACCAAAAGCGGTACAGCGAGAATGTCCGCATTGGTCGCGAGACAGCGGCGAGCCTCGACGCCTGCGTGGTCGGCATCGCCCGCAACGCCTGCCCGCATATTGTGAACACGCTGGCTCTGGTCGAGCAGCTTGCGCCGGCGTTCCGGTCGTTCAAGGGTTTCATCTACGAGAACGACTCGCAGGACTCAACGGCCCAGGTGCTCGATGCGTTCGCGCAGCGAAACCCGTGGCTTTCGGTGCAGCACGACTTTCTCGGCGTGCCGGACGAGCGCGGCTTCGACCGCTCGCGGACGGAGCGGCTGGCGCGGTGCCGGAACGTCTGCCTGGAGTGGGTGCGGACGCACGCCAGTGACACGGCCTGGACGATCGTGCTCGACATGGACCCGCAGGGCGGCTTCGACGTAGACGGCGTCTTCAATTCGATCGGGTGCCTGTCGGACGCCTCGCTCGGGTGCCGCGGCCTCAGCCCCGGCGGCATGGCGAGCTACTCGCTGTGGTGCGCCAAGAAGGGCGGCGACGCCAGGGTGGCGCACTACGACGCCTGGGCAGCGCGTCCGGTCTGCTTCTGGGAGGACCGCCGCGCGATCACTGGCCTGGCGTGGTTCTCGGCATTCATGCCGCCAGTCGGCTCGCCGCCCATGCCGATGAACAGCGCCTTCGGCGGCCTCGCCGTGTACTCGACGCGGGCGTTCCTCTCCGGCGGATACTCCGGCGACGATTGCGAGCACGTCCCGCACCACCGGCGCATGCACGAGGCAGGCTGGCAGATGTACCTGAACCCTGGCTGCCGCTATATCGCGGTATGGGTGGATGAAGCGACCTAGCCTGACTGACGAAGGCAGGGCCGCCGCAAACCGCAAACGCCAGTTCCGCAGACTGTGGAAATCTGACTGCCTCATCGACGAGTTGTGCGAGGAGGTGTCGATGACGCCAGCCGAGGCGCGAGCGTTTGCTGACTCGCTCGGCCTGGGCGAGCGGCCGGAGCCGGAGCCGTATCTCCCGACGCACTCCGAGATACGAGAGCAGTGCGCTCGCTTTCGTGCCGGGTGGTCGCAGACGGAGCGTGAATCGCGTCTATCAGGCAGGCCGGTGGATTAGAATGGAAGTAGCGACACGACGAGACAACCATGCTTTCTGAAGTCAGGCTGATCGTCGCCGCGAAGGAAGCACGCCTCGTGCTGAAGCGTGGCGAAACCCTCGTGGAGGACGAGGTCTGGACGTTCTCGACCAAGATGAGCCGCACCGAGGCCAGCGAGATCGCACGGGTGATGTTCGACGACTGTTTCGACCTGATGCAGTACAGCGTGTACGGCGAAGCCGATGGCGAGTGAGCACATTGACGACGTGGACATCCCGGCGCCCGGCGGCGACGACACGCCGCCGCTGATGAGCCGAGTGCCGGAGCCGCCGCCAAGTCACTGGGGGCGACGGACGAGCGGGAGCAGGTTCGAGAGCGAGGCGTACCTGAGATTTTTTTACGGCGGCAAGAAGCCAAAGGAGAGCGGAAATGACTGAGGACGAACTGTACGGGGCCGGGATGCCAATCTTCGAGAAGCTCAAGATGCTGGCCGAGTGGGCGCCACTCCTGGCGCGGCTCCAGGCCGTAATGGACGCCGCCACACCTCACGAGCAGGCACTCTCGGTCGTCAAGGCTCTTCAGTGGGCGGCCGGCAAGAGCGGCACCACGATGGACGACGAGGCGTTGTTCCACCTGGAGTCCGTGCTCAAGACGCCAGAGGGAGCGGCTTTTTTCAAGTGGGCGGCGGATAAGGTCAGGGGGGCAGGGGAATGAACTCATGGCTCCAGTACGCGGCGGTCATTGCGGCTATCGTCATCGCCGTTTCGCCAAAGATCAGGCAAGCGCTCGCCGGCTTCTCGTGGCCGTCGTCCACAGGATCGCCGAAGGGCTCGCCGCCGCCTTCGTTCAAGGAAGCGATCGAGTCCTTGAGCCTTGTTCGCCGTCGCATCCTGGGGACGGGGCACCTAGACGAGTCGCAGAAGCAAGCGATCGACGCTTTAACGCTCGCCCTCGTTGACGGGAGCGACCAGTGAACCCCGCAGCGAGGTACATCGCCGTGATCGTTCTCCTGCTATTCGCCTGGAAGGGCGCGGAACTGAAAATCCCGTGGCCCCCGCAGGGGCAGGCCATTGACGGCGAGGCGCCCCCGAAGGAGTTGCTCGTCTGGGCAAAAGACCTTCTCCCGGTCGTCGCCACGATGCTCCCGGCCGACCGGCTGTATCTGGAGCATCTCTACGACTCGATGGCGTTCGTGCTCCTGCGGGACGGCACCTACGAGCAGCCCGTGCTTTCCGACACGGCGAAGTTCGTGAACTTCCACGCCGGGACGCTCCGGCTGGCGATCGACCGCGCGAGCATTGGCAAGCACCCAGGGCTGGCCGAGGCGATCGACAGCGTGTTCTTCGCGGCGGCCGGTGTCGAGGTAAAGCCGATCGACAAAGACCTGCGGGCGAAGCTGATCTCGGCGTGTGCCGTGCTCTCGTGGACGTTTGGAATTCACCGGGATGAGTGACCGCTTCGACCCACTCGCAGCGTACTCGTCCGGCTTGATCGGCTGCCGGCAAGACCTTCGTGCCGACGAGGAGTTCGTCGATTCTGTGCTCCGGCACGGCGGCAACCCGGACGGCGGCAGCGTCGCCTACGAGTGGGAGTTCGAGGATCGCGGCAAGGGCAAACTCACCATGCTCTTCCCGTTGGTCGAGAAAGTGTTCCCTGGCGCGTTCCCAGGCCCGACGCAACTGACTGGAGACTGCGTCGCGCGGGCTACGGCAAACTGCCTGCTGACAACGCTCAGTGTCGAGATTCACGACGGTCAACCGGACGAAGTCACCGGCACCATTGAGGGTGTGCCGGAACTGCCGCCGGAGGGCATCAAGCAAGGCGTCGTTGCGCCGGAGAGCCTATGGGCTTGGCGGGGGTATGACTCAGATGGGTGGATATGCTCGAAGTCTGCCCAGGTTGCGACGACGCAGGGCTTTCTCGTCCGCAGGCCGTACCCTGACCTGGGCATCGATCTGACCAAGTACACAGAGAAGACGCTCAGGCTCGGTGGCTCCAGGCCGCCACCACAGAAGTGGCTCGACGAGTCGAAGAAGCACATTGCCCGCACGGCCACGGTCGTGAGGGGCCGCGAGCAGGTGCGCGATTTCCTGGCGGCCGGGTACGCCGTTTTCAACTGCTCGGCCCTCGGGTTCGACAACACCCGCAACGAGGACGGCGTCTCGCGTCAGGTCGGCGTCTGGCACCACGCGCAACTCTTTCACTCGTATGACGACCGGCCGGAGACTGTGAAGAAGTACGGCCAGGCTCTCGTGGGGTGGCAGAACTCGTGGGCGGTGTGGAACAAAGGCCCACGGCGGGTGATGGGCACAAACATCGACATCCCGCATGGGGCGCTCTGGGCACTGGCATCGACGATCGACAAGTGCTCGTGCATCGCCCTTTCGAGTGTCGCCGGGTGGCCGGCGAGGAAGCTGCCCGATTACGGTGCGAGGGGGAGGGTATGAAGCCGATCGTGGACGCCGTCGGTTCTTCGCTGATGCTGGCCGCCCTAGCGGCCCCGATGTCGTGTATCCCGATGTCGCAGCATCGCGACCTCCAGCCGTTCGTCGCAGCCGCCGGGGCATACGCCCTGATGGCTGTGGAAGCGGGCCCGACTCCTGCGCCGGGGCCAGCCGACAAGTGCTCGAACTGCAATGGCGTCGGCCGCGTGTCGGACGGGCGTGTCAGTGTGCCGTGCCCTGTGTGCGGCGGAACCGGAAAGCCGACGAGGCCATCGCAGCAGAAATCATCCGCCGCCCCCTGCCCGAATGGAACCTGCCAGTGGCCGACGCGAAGTATCGTCCGCTGAAGTCGTTCGTCGCCAGGAAGGCGGGGATGCGGTTTGCGCTCCACGGCAAGCTACGCGATCGGCTGGTCGAGGTCATCGTCGAGGAGTGGCCGGTGGCGTGCCCGGTCGAGCGGCTTCCCGATGTCGTCCGCGCCCGCGTGGCGCAGCGACTGCGGCAGCAGTATTCCGGCGTGCTCGGGAGCCTCGTGATCAGCGTGCTCGCGAATTTCCTCATACGGGTGATTCTGGAGTGGTGGTGGGAGCGTGGCTCACACCGGGTTCTTATGGCGGGGTGGGCCGGTGCCGCGAAGAATTCCGACATTTAGGCCACGGGCACAAGTTCGTCCCCAGGAGAACCGGCCGACTGCCGCGTCGCGCGGCTACTGCTCGGCGGCGTGGCGACGGCTCCGTCTGGCGGTCATTGCGCGGGACGGGGGTATCTGCCGCGCTTGTGGCCGGCTCGTCACCGGCTCACCGCATATCGACCACATCGTGCCGAAGGCCCAGGGCGGCACGGATACGCTCGCCAACCTGCAACTGCTCCACCACGAGTGCCACAGCCGGAAGACGGCTCGGGAGAGTTTCTAGGTGGCTCGTTTCGCCGATCTGGCCTTCATGTTCTTGGCCTTCTGCGATCCTCCGCGGCGACCCCACTCCTGCACCATTGATTGATGGGCTTCTGAGTAGTACGGGAAGTAGAACCGTTTCAGCACGTCAACCTTTTCGATCGGCACGAGCGTCCTGCCGAAGAGTTCGACGGTGACCTCCTCGCCGGCATCGGTCGCCCGCTTGATGGCACGGTACGCTGCCCGCGGGGCGTCAGCGCCGATTGCGATCGCCGCCTCGGCGACGGTCAGGTAGCGGCTCGGGTCGATTTTCATCTGAACACCTTGATCACGCTGTCGCCCAGTTCGGTGAACGCCGCGGCTACACGCCGCAGCGGCCTCTCTGGTTCTGGTTGCTGAATCACGATCTGCGGCGCCGCTGGCTGCCACGCGGGTGGTGGAGGCATGGTCGGCATCATCGTCGTTGCCACGGCCGGGGGCGCCGGCTTGTCGGCCGGCAGCCCCCGCACCACCGTAACGACGACGATCACGAGCACCGCACGCCAAGTGTCACGA